CAATCCAATACCTTATCCTTTCCGTCCGAATATGGGTTTTTCTGAATAACCATAGCGTGTATTTCCGTACCCTTAAACGCTCTTTTCTCGGATACCTTGGTTGTTTTGGTCGTTGTTACCGTTTCGCCCTCAACGTCTGAAGCATTGACCCAACCGTATACCCTCGCCCCGTCCTGTGATATAAGGTGGTAAGGGTGGGCGTTTGAATTTGCTATCGTGCATTTACATTTACTTGCACCCCTTGTAACGGTCGGTGCTGCTGCCATTGAGGATATGTATACCGGTCCCCCTTTAAACTGCACGATATTACCTACCTTTATTTCCCCCTGCGTGGTAACTGTTTCCGTTTTGGTCTGTGTTGCCTTGTTAGTGTTTAACCAATCCTTAATCCATTTACCCTCTCTATCGTCAAGCGATATAGAAATATCGTCCGTTTCGTCCTCTTCCTTATCCGTAAAAGAAAGGGATAGCAGATACTTTGAAAGGTCCTTTGAAATATCCCTGCCCTTGAAATAGAGTTTTACTGCCGTCCGCCTTGCTAATGTCCTGTCACTCATTTACCGCTGCCCCTCCTTTCTTCCACGGTGGCAGGGAATCGGATACCTCCAACGTGATTTCCGGCAAGGTCAAAATGACCCCTGCCGGAAAAATAAAGGTATCCTTATGCTCTAAATTCGCCTTAATCAGAGTATCCATATACATTTCGTTCCCCCATACCTTGTAGGCTACCGTATCCCATGTATCCCCCGATTTCGTGGTATATGTATCAAGCATAAGCTACCCTGCCCTCCTGTTCTCTCTGCTCTTTTAGAATCGTGCGTATGATTTCCCGCAACTTCTCTAAAAATTCCTCGTCATACTGCTGTAACTGCTCTTTGATTCCGCTTGTATCCCCTCCGCCTGCTACTGTCACGCTTGGGGAATTTGTAACGTGAATCGTGATTGTACCCGCCCCTCCTGCGGTAGCGTTTACATTATTCGCCGTGTTGAGGTTTCCGGCTTGTGCCATATTGTTAAATATCTGCCCCGTCTGTGCTGCTGTAAATACTTTACGGTTGGCAGCGTCCGTTATCAACTCCGGCCCGTTCTCGCCTGCTATAAAGGTGCTTGGTGTCCTGTTAGTACCTTTTGCAAATCCCGGTATCTCTGGTATATTGATACCCATACCGCCGATTCCCGGCACCCAATCCGGCACTTTCAGCTTGTTAAGTCCACGGATAACCGTGTTTATTACAGATACGATTACCTTAAACGGTGCTTTGAAAATCTCTCCTAATCCGCTGAATACACCGCTAAAAATACTCTTGATTCCCTCCCAAGCCTGCGACCAATTCCCGGTAAATACTCCCGTGATAAAGTCAATCAATCCTTGGAATACCTGCATAACACTACTTACAATGTTTGCTATGCTCTGTAATGCCGTTCCTAGCACATTTGCGAAAATCTCCGCCACCAACTGTATAACAGGTATCAACGCCTGCAAAAGCTGTTGTAGCACGGGTAAAATCGCCTGTATAATGTTTTGGAAAATCGGCACTATCGTATTAAGCAGGCTGATGAACACGGGTAATACTGCGTCCACAATCTGCATGATGATAGGCAATAGCGTCTGTACCAACTGAATAATAACAGGCAAAACCGCCTGTATAATCTGTACCAAAATCGGCACAATGGTATTGACTAATTGGATAAAGACGGGCAGAACACTTTGTACTATCTGCAATACCAAAGGCAGGATAGCAGATATAAGTTGTACGATAACGGGCAGGATTTCCGCTATCAGTGACGCAAGCACCGTAATAACCGCACTTAACAACTCGCCCAAAACCGGGAGAATTGCCGTCACAAGCTGCCCGATAAGCGGTAGTATCTGCATAAACAAATCTGCAATCATTGGCAGGATAGGAAGTAACCCGGTCTGCAATGTATTTATGATTGTCGGCAAAACACTTTTAAGGGTGTCAAGCACCCCCGAACCGCTCGTAAAAAATGCGTCCTTTATCGCCGTTCCGACTTGGGTAATGATTCCCCAAAGTTTATCGAATACGGCTAACCCCTCATCTCCGAAAGTCTTTTGTATAAACCCTCGTACCTGTTCTAAGTGGGTGGATACATAATAAATCGCACCGCCCACCGCTGCAATCACTCCGACCAAAGGGGCAACTTTTGTAAGGATTCCTCCAAACCCTCCGCCCATATTGCTTAGATATTTTGTAATACCCAAGCCTTTAATCATTGTAAAAGCCTTTTGAACGGACAGAATACCGCCCTTTACCTGTAAAAACCCAAGTTTGGCTATCAATCCGCCCGCTTTCAACCCTACTAAGCCTGCTGCCACTTTTGCAACCGTGGCTATGACCTGTGGGTTTTCCTGTGCAAACTCTGAAAATTTTGTTACTACTTCCGATACCTTGTCGGCAACCATTCCAACATACGGCAAAAGCATATCGCCTAATACCGTTCCAAGGTTTGAAATGCTGTTTTTCGCCTTTGCTACCTTTGTTTCCGTGGTATCCATCATCTTGGCGTATGCTTCCTCTGTCGCACCGCAAGAATCAAGCATACCCTGTACGCTTTCGTTAAAGGAATCCACGCCGTCCGACATTAGGGATAATGCTGCTTTTCCCGCTTCGCTACTGCTGAACATATCCGACAACGATTTACCGCTTCCCTCTGCGTCCTCCTGCACTATCTGCAATACGTCCGCCAAAGAGTAACCGCTCTTCATCAGCTCGCTAAAACTCTTCCCGGTCTTGCTTCGTAAAATCTTATCCGTTTGGCTTCCCGACTTGCCTAATTCGTTCAACATGCCGTTCATGTATGTAGTTGCTTCGGCTGTCGCTATACCTTTTGACGTTAAGATTGCGTACCCCGCCCCCAACTGTTCCAAGGCTACATTGTTTGCGTTTGCGGTAGGGATAATTTTTCCCATGCTGCTTGACAATTCCGCTACGGTCGTTTTTCCTTTATTTTGTATTTGTATCAGCATATCGGAAACGTCCGTAACTTTGCTCGCTTCCATTCCGTAAGCGTTAAGAATCGTACTAAGCACGTCTACCGCCTGCCCGGATTCCGCAAATCCAGCGGTTGCTAGTTTTGTCGCATTTTCTACAAACCCTACTGCGTCCGCCGTGTCCTGCCCCGCTGAAATGGCATTGTATACATCCTCTGCAAGGTCGTTTACGCTTTTCCCTGTTTCGTTGGATAACGCTATAATCTCCTGCCGTAACTGTGCCAATGGCACTACGTTTGTATCCGCAATGGTCCCGACTTTCGCCATTGCCGTTTGAAATTCCTGTGCGTTTTTTACGGGGCCTGCATAAATGGCAGCACCGATAGCCGTAACCGTTCCAATCAGACCGCCTAACTGTGCCTTGGTCTGTGAAATAGCCTGCTTATTGGCTGCCTGCTTCTCTGTAATCTCCTGTACCTTTTTCTGCGTCTGCTCCAAACGCTCGTACTGCTGCCGTAATTCCTCCGTATCCCGCCCCAAGTTATCGGTATTTACCCCGGCTTCCCGTAAGGTATCGCTTAATTCCTGTAGCCTTTCCTCTTCCCTTGCCGTTGCGTCCTCGGCTTTCTGCAAGGCTCTTTCATTCGCCTGTAACTGCCGTGTGAGTTCCGGCGTTGCCTGCCCGGTTTCCTCAATTTCCCTTGTAAGCCGTTCATGCTCCGCCTGCAACTCATTTACCCTTGCCCTGCTTTTGGCTACTGCGTTCTGCTGTTTCTGATATGCGGATACGTCCTTTAATTTCTGGTCCGCACTCCGTAAATCATTTTGCAGGGCGTTCATGGTCTTAGACGCATTTTTAAAGGATTGCGAAAAGTTCGGCCCCAGTCTTGCGGTCAACTGAAATAGTAACTCAAACTGTTTAGCTGCTGCCACTTCCCGCTCCTTTCTTCTGCTCTTCGACAATCTCGTTATACTCGGCAATCCAAGAATCTAATTCCCTTGGTGTCCGGCTCAACCAAAACTCTAACCCGGTATGCGTTTCCTTGGATAACAGTAGGCTATTTCGTTTAAACCATTTGATAGGATTCTGCCTTAGAATCCCGTGCTTATTAAAAAATCCCTGCTCTTATTCTTGATTTTCCCAAAATCACGGATAGGCATATGAGCGATAACGTCACTTCCTACCCCTGCTGCCTTGGCTGCCAAGCGGTAGAGGAATGAGGTTGAAATTTCCGGGGATAATGCGTATTCCCCGACCGCTGCCATTTCGTTTTCAATGGCTACAAGGTCGTCGCCTATCAGTTTTTCAAAGTCGAAAACCAACCTTGTATAGGTCTTTTCCTCGAATGTGTACGGCTTCGTAAACTCATGCACATACGCCCCCTCCGGCGTGTCCGAATCGGTCACAACTTTAACCGCTTCCTTTGTTTCCTCTGCTGCCTGCTCGTTTGCTGTTTTCTTAATATCTTCCATTTTCTAATCCTCCATAATCTGATTTTAGGCAGGAAAAAAGCACGGCTTCCCGTGCTTACTTTCCAAGTGCCTTTCTTACATCCGCCAAGTAGTCCTTTCCGTTCACAAAATAGATATAATTCAGCGGGTCAATTTCAAGCATTTTCTTACCGTCAATGTATGTAGCGTAGTATGAGGTTGCATATTCCCCGCTTACCTCCGCTGCGCTCGCCGTAGCCACCTTTCCGGGGTTAAGTTTCTTGGGGGTCAGTACCAAAATGTGCTTAACCCTCACTACCTCCGTTGTGCCTTTTACGGTATCTTTCTGCTGCTGTGCTGCCCTTAAATCAATGTTGTGCTGTCTAGGCTCATTTAATTTAATGGCGTT